TTCTTCCGTATCCAGCGCTCGGGAATAATGGCTTTGTATGTATCCCACGCTATATCTTTGGCCATTCGATATGTTGGGGCTACATAGTAGTAGACCCCCTTACGTTCAGCGGCGCCCCTAAGCAGCTCCATGCCCCCGAGCACCGTCTTTCCGCCTCGCCGGCCCGCCAGCACGACCCGGAAGCGCCGCCGATCGCGGAAGATACGCCCCTGCATGGCCCTGAGGGACAGTTGATTCCTGCCGGCGAGGAAATCACCGCTCTCCCGCGCAATGAGCTGCTGCTGCATCAAATCGAGGCCAATGCGGCGACTGTAGCCCGTGCTCCAGGAGGTAGATGGGCTAAGCTGCCGTCAAACGCTGCGCTGCAATGAGTGTCACCAGGGTAAAGCTATCCGCTCCGCGCTATACGGACAAAGATAGTCCGTTTTTCATGGACAATGCCGTCCTGCGAATGCGCGAGGACTGGGAGATTATTCGTGCGGTAACAAGCGGTACGAGGTATTTACACGATAACGCGGAAGTCTACCTGCCGCGTGAACCAAGAGAGCAACCTGATGAGAAAACAGGGCACGACCCCTGGATGGCGCGTGTAAATCTGTCTGTGCTTGCTCCATTTGTCAAGCGTATAATTAGCAACGCTGCTGGCATGGTACTGCGGCGTAGCATTCAGCTTGAAGGTGGCGATCCATGGTGGCAGGAGGAATTCAGGAAAGATGTTGACGGTGATGGCACTTCGCTTGATCAATTTGCGTTGAAACGGCTTGAGACGGCGCTTGGCTATGGCATGTCTTCGATTGTGGTTGACGCAAAAGAGCGGGAAGCACAAAGCGGCGCTGATGAGATCGACCCGTTGCGCCCGTACCTGGTGCCGGTTGATCCGTGGCAGTATCTCGGCCACCAGCGCGAAACCGATGAGCCTGGGGCGAAACTGACGATGTTTCGCTATCAAGAAGAGCTAAAAACTAATTATGGCCTGTATGGGGAGCAGTACGTTGCCGTGGCTCGCGTAATCGTCCCTGGCGCGTTTCAGGTTTTCGAGGCTGATGGGCAAACGCCAATGAAGCAAGGCTCTTTGGCTCTTGATTATGTTCCGCTTGTCAATATCTATGCTCAAAAAGAAGGCTTTTTGTGCGCACTGCCCCCTCTCTCTGATGTGGCGTACTTGAACATTGCGCATTACAAGCGCTTGGCTGACTTGCTGCATTCGCTGCATATTGCGGCGATCGGGCTATTGGTGCTTGAGGATTATGACGGCACTGATGCGGTTCCGGGGCTGAATTACGGCATTCGCATGAACGTTGGCACCAAGGCGTACTGGGTGCCATGCGACGCCGGCTCCTTTGCTGCGCAAGCTGAGTTGCTTGACCGACTGGAAAATGAAATCTCGCACCTTGGCGTCACGAAGCTACTTGGCCAAAAGTTTGTGGCCGAAAGTGCCGACGCAAAACGCATTGATCAGCAGCAGGCAAATTGCGTGCTGGCAACTGCTGCGTTGCAGCTAGAGGCTGCATTGAACGAAGCATTAAGGATGGCTGCCGAATATCGCAAAATTGAACCGCCAAAAGTAATTATCAGCAAGGATTTTGACTTCTATCGACTGCTTGGCCAAGACGTAAGCGTGCTCAGCCAGCTTGAGGAGAAGGGGCAAATTACAACCGATCTATTCCACAAAATTCTATTCCATGGGGAATGGATTCCCGAAGATGTAGACCTCAAGCAACTACTGGAGAACGTGAAGAAGCTCAAGGAAGCCGCCAAGGCCGAGGTGCGCGAGCAGCAGCGGATGCAGCTTGCGGCCAGATCGAGCGCAACAGCAAGCCCCCCGGCGACCGCCTGAGCGGCTACCAGGGGGCCTGGGATCGCCCGAGCGTCAGTGGACGATGTACCAGTCCTTGGCGAGCAGATCGGTCTGACTGGCAAGCCAGGGCACTCGATTGCCCTGAACGGTTGTGATGAAGATGTAAGGAAGGGTCATTTTACTGTGCTCATCGGGAACTTGTAGCTCGATGAACTGACCAGGGCCGTTCCATCCGCGACGGGACCAGCGGTGCCGAAACTTAGAATCGAGATCAGCAAGCACAACGCTGAAGGAGTCGTTTTGTTCCATGAGAGATGTTTGCAAGGTCAAGGAAAGAAATCAGTGCCCGCGCCTTCGCTGATTGTTGCGGGTAGCGCGTACAAGCTGCGGATCGATCTCGGGCTCGCGGAGTACCTCAGTCTCGCATTCGCCATCGGGATACACTGTCTTCTCAATGACAAGCCCCGCGATGTTGACGCGCTCAACAACCGGCTTCGCGTCAACCTCGGCCGCTTCAACTTCGGGAGCTTCGGCTTCGGGTGTCTCTTTTGCTGCCGGCGGTTGCTGAGACATCGGCGTGCGGGCTGGTGCTTTGGGAGTTGCGGGAGCTGCCATGGATGATTGGGCGACTATGCGCTACAGTGTAGCACGTCAACCAAACGTCTCATGTCACTTACACCCGAAGAGATCGCTGAACTGCAGGCCAAAGCGCAAAAGGCGGATGAGCTGGAAAAGCGCATCGAAGCGCTCGACGGCAACAAGGGCGAGATTCTGGATGAAAAGAAAAAGTTGCAGAAGGAGTTGCAGGATCTGAAGGACAAGGAAGAAGCTCGCAAGAAAAAAGAGCTTGAGGATCAGAACAAGACTGCTGAGCTTCTTGAGATGGAGCGCAAGGAAAAAGAAGAGCTGCGGCAAGAAAAGGAGCGGCTTGAAAAGGAAAAGGACGAGCTGGCGCAACAGCGCGTCGCAGATCGCCTGCGGTCTGACTTTCTCGCCATTTTCAACGCTGCCGAGGTATTTCAGCCAGAGCACGCATGGGGGTTGCTGCATTCTCGCGTCCAGGACGACGGTGGCAAAACAGTTGCGATCGTCGCGGGCACGAAAGCCACCTTGGCCGAGATGTGCGAATCACTCCGCAAAGACGCGCAATACGCTTATCTGTTCAGGCCGAAACAGGGCGGAGGCGGCATGGGCTCCAGGGCCAGCAGCGGCATCGTAGATACCTCGGGCAACCCTTACCTTCCCGGCGGCAATGCGACTGCGCGAATCCAGCTAGAGGTCGAAAATCCTGATCTTGCTGCTAAGCTGAGGGCTGAAGCGAGCGCTGCTCGCGCCAAAGGATAGGCTGCGCTGAGTCCGAGGCACAAACGCAACCGCTGCGCGGTGGTGTTCTGACAACGCACACCCTGCCTTTCCTCCAGTGGCCTACCTCGGCAACTTGGGCGGAACGTTTCAGGCGGATGTTGCAAGCCTGACTCGGCTGGCGACTTCTGCTCCGTTCGCCCAATACCTTCAAGAACAGATTTTTCTTCAGTCCAGGATGATCCGCTCGGGGGTCATTGCTACTACTTCTGAGCTGACTGCTACCACCGGCACTCGGATTGAAGTTCCGTTCTTCAAGCCGATCAATCCGGTTGAAGAACGCATGACCTCCAGCGACGACTGGGGCACTTCTGGCGAAGGTCACTTCACCTTCCAGAAAATCCAGGCTTCCACTCAGTACGCCACGATCACTCACCGTGGCTTCGCGTACGCCGTGGACAAGCTCTCCCGCCTGGCCATTGGCGAAGACCCCATGGCAGCCCTGGCCAATCAGCTTGCGCCGGCCATGGACAAGCTGCGCACCGCCAAATTTATCTCCCAGATGGAAGGTCTGCTTGGCACTGGTGGTCCGCTCAATGCCACCAACAACCTCAACAAGTCGGTGACGACTGGCGCTACTGCTGCCAACTACTTCACGGCTCCGAATGTTGTCGAGGCTCGCTACAAGCTGGGTGAACGTCAGTCGGACATCACGACTGCCATTATTCCCTCCCCTGTCGCTGCCTACTTGGAAGAAATCGGCTTCCTGGCCTATGACGCTGATCGCGCTGGCTTTAACCGCCGGCAGCAAATCGGCATCTTTGGCAACTTGAATGTCATTGTTGACGATCAGTGCCCGGTCATTGGCACCAGCGGCCAGCAACGGCAATTCGTCTGCTATCTCTGTGGTAGCGGCGTAATGCTGGAAGGCGATCAAATTCCCATGGAAATTGAGCCCGATCGCAACGCGCCTTCCAAGCAAGATGGTATCATCATCGACTACCATCACGTCCAGCACGTTCTGGGTACTTCCTGGAGCGCGGCCACCGACAACCCGACGAATGCTCAGCTTGCAACCGGCTCTAACTTCAGCCTGGTCTACAGCGATGCTCGGCTTATCCCCGTGGTGCGACTGATTGTGAACTCGCCCTATGGCGGAACGATCTGAGCTACAGTTGGCCTGCTCAGGAGTGGACTGACCGAGGGGGCGCAAGCCCCCTTTTTCATGCTCGGGCGGGCTACACTGGAGGCTGAGCCCCGCATCTCCTCAGATGGCTTCCTTCAATTCCCTTAAGGCCAAGAAAGGCCAACTTGACCTTGAGACTGGCGTGACCTTCGCCAACCTGCCCGCCAATCCGACCGGCTACCCAGTCCGCGTGGTGACTGATGCTACTCAGACGATCGTGGGCAAGGCTGCGAATGGCGGTGGCTCTGCAAAGGTGCTGGTCTGGTACAACGGCACCGCCTGGCGCATCATCGGCGGCACTGACGCCTGATCGCCATGAAAACGAGCTGGTGGCGCCGCCGCCTGGCTGAGCCATACGTCTACCCGCCGAGCGGTGCGATCGAGCGGGCGTGCAACTGCACACCCCCCGCGCTGATCACCGCTGCGAACGCGGACGCTTACATGGCGACCACGCTTAAGGCATCGACGTGGGCGGCGCTTACCACCGAGCAAAAAGGGCAGGCGCTCAAGTCTGCCCAGGATTCACTGCGCACCCTGAAATGGTGCACCGATGAAACAACTTGCTG